CAAAAAATACATAACATGAAAACAATACTGTTTATCGCAATTACATTATTTATAGGGCTTATTATACCCAATAAAAAACAACCACCTTCCCATTGACAACATTTTTATTTTTTAATTTCTCAATATTATGAAGAAATTTCTTTTAGCCCTTGTGGCAATCATCGTTTTATCCGCGTGTACGTTATCACCGGAGAAAAGTTTAAAACCTAAAGAGGTCGATACCGGCACGAGCAATGTGTTCACGCTTGAAACCGATGAGGTCGAACGTGGTGCGTTTGTTGAAATCGCAGGTACATCAGAAATGTACAAATGGTATGTTGATTTTGATGAATGTGAAGATAAAGACGAATGGACTGCCGAATTTATGCTTATAAGCGGCGAAGAAAAAAAACAATTCAACTGCAAAGAATTTCGCAAATTTATGTTTGAGTTGAATGAACCGCCCATATGCCAGACAACGCTAGAATATATTCCAGAAAAAGGTTTTATACTCAAAAATTACAACTGGGAATCATTCCCGCCTACACCGGCTCTCCAATTCATCAAAAGCTTATCCACAACATCAATTTATTTAGAAGCCAAATGGGAACTTGATAACAATGAGATCGTCAAGGAGGAAAAGCTTAGACAACAGCAAGCGCAGGAGGCCCAGAGAAGGGCGGAAGTGGAGGCCCAGAGAAACGCGCAAATAGAACAGATGCAAAAATAGTAAAAAATACTTCTTAATCACACCACCATTATGAAAAATAAAACAGTCGAAAACCTGCTCGTTGAGCTTACAAGATTACAAGATAAGATATTTTTAGACAAAACAGTATTAGAGGACTATAAGATCAAATCTGATCGTCTCACGCAACTCACGAGCGCGCGGAAGGAGATGAGCGAACAGATCAAAGAGGAGAAAAATCGTATCGAAAATGAATTCTACCAAGACGAAGTTTATGAAAAGGTAAAAAACGACTCACGCACGCATAAAAATGAAGTAAAGGAAAAGATATCCGAAATCAAACAGGCTACCATGACGATGAATCCGGAACAGACTATATTCACTATTGATTATAACGTGCTAGGTGAACAGCTTAAATTACAAATAGAGCGCCGGCCAATCTTATACATAAACGGAAAAGAGCAAAAATAATATGCCTAAAAAATACGGAATAACATTCAAATTCATCGCGGATATGCTCGGTAAAAATCACGCCACCGTGCGGAAGTATTTTTATCGAAATGGATTATCGATCCGAAATCCTGACGATGTTAAAAAATATATCACTAAATTTCCAGATGAAAAAAATTACTTTGTGGTAAAATCAACTTGGAAAACTAAAAAAAATATTTATGCCAACCAATCAAGATAATGTCTTTCCATACGCGGAGGATTTAATACGCATAAAAAAGCTCAATGATTATTATAAGATTTTTGAGGGATCAATTTATTCCAAAGACCGCAAAGATACGGTTTTCGCGTTGAAACAATATTTTCAGAATGATAAAAGCAAGCGAGATGTTTTAGCTATTGCCGTTAATATCGGATCTCTGATATCTACGGTATTGGCGGATTTTCTTTTTGGTGAGGGGTTCCAAGTCAGGAGTAAAAATAGAGATCAAGAGGATTATTTAAAGAACGTGAAGGAGCGTGAAGATTTAGAATTGAAAATGTATGAATCTAGCCTGCTCCACTCAGTGGAGGGGTATTCCGTTTTCCAAGTAAGAAAAAAGGATAGCCTCGGAAAAGTCGAAGAAATTCCTTATGATAATTATTATCCTAATTGGAGGGGGGTGATTTTGAGTGCAACATCTGAGGAGGTCGTTATTGGGGTCTATTTTAAAAAAGAAGTGTTAAATGGAAAAGTACAGACGTTTCTATTAAAACATATTCACACAGTTGGCAAGATTGAAAATGAGGTTTGGTCGGTTGATTCCACAAATCTGATAAAGCAGAAAGAAAAACAACCATTGAATGAATTCCTTCCGGACATGAAAGATGAACAGGACACGGGCTTAAAATACATCCCGGTTTTTCAGGTCAATAATATCAAAACAGTAAAACGTAGGTTTGGTACGTCTGATTATCAAAAAATTCTTGGTTTACTGGAAGAGGTGAACGATCGCTTTACTCAAATTTCAGTCCAATTCGTGAAGCATTTAAACGCAAAAATTTCAGCCCCCCGTGGTGCTTTCAATGTGGATCCGGATACAGGTAATATCGTAGGAGAGGATTTAGAGGTGTTTTTTACAGAACAGGGCGACGTGGCCCCTCATTACATCGAGTATAAAAATTCCCTTATCGAAGTCGCATTCCAGCATATCGATAAAACCATCGACAAAATCTCGGCCATCGTTCAGGTTCCGCGCACTCTATTCAGCAACGATGAAAAGGGCGGGGTGGAAAAGGTTGAGGCCCTAAAGATACGAATGCTACCTCTTCTCAAAAAAATAAAACGTAATAAAAAGGCGTATGAAAAACTCTTGAATAAGATTTTTCAGGCGGTAGCTGACTTTGAAAAAAAGAAGATCGATATCGCAGACATCGAGTACGAATTCAATGATGGATTACCCCGGGATGAATTTATGGAAGCAAAAACCCTTGAGGTTGCCGTAAATTCCCGTATAGTTAGTAAGAAGACAGCAGTACAAAAATTTACAGGACTGGAAGGGGATGAGCTCAATGAGGAAATAGATGCGATTGATGAGGAGGAGTCCACTGACTTAATCATTTAATTTTTTTTAACCCCCTTTACCATGGATATCAATACAGACAAAACCAAATTCCCGAATGCAGACGAGCCCCAATTGCAAGTCGCATTTGTAACAGATGACGGCCTTTTAACTTATGAGGATCGAAAGCTGGAAATAGTTCCTAGCAAGTTCACAGTCGAATCTCTTGAGAAGACAATCAAAAGGCATGAATATCAGATAGTTATAATTGAAACCCATAAGGAAAAATATGAAAAACTTCTAGAATTCGCGCGCAAAAATGGCGTTATAGCGACCGATGATGAATACACTAAGTTGCAATTTATCAAAAGCAAAAAGGCTCACATTGCAAAATTAAAAGAGAATAAGAACCCAACCCCAAAGGATATTGCCACAATTAAAGCCATGGAGAGGGAATTAAAAAAGGCTATAGATACTCCTTATGAAGAAAAAAAAGAAGATGTTCAGAGAGCAAAAGATAAATAATTTTTATGCAGACACCAAATATCCACAGACTCGACCCTGAGAAAGTGGCCGAGAGAATTGATAAAACGTTATCAAAATTTTATAATTTTGACTTTGCAACCTTTTTAAAAAAAACTGTAAAGATATGGTTTTATTTTCTGTTCTTAGTATTCAGTCTTTTGTTTACCATCGTTACGGCAATTAAAATAAGCCTTTTCTTATGGCTCTAGACAATGATGACATTCGCCGGTTACATTCTATTTATTTGGAGGCGGAAAAAAAAATTGAGAATCAGATAAAAAAGCTCGATCCAAAAAAGCCATTTACGACAAATCGCAAAAATCTTTTATCGAATATAAAGGAGATCGAGCGAGACCTTTTAGAGCAATCCCAAGAGTGGACGGAGGAAACAGTTGAGAAAAATTACAAATCCGGATCGAACGGTGTAGTGCGGGAAATGAAAAATGCAGGTGAAAAGCAAATCAACATCAATTTCTCAAGTGCTGACAAGCTGACGGTCAATAGCTTGATAGCTGACGTGAATCTGACGTTTGCTAATACCATGCAGGGGATCACAAGAACCGGCATGACTTTTTTGGATGATTTTCGTAAGCAAAATATTATCAATTCGATTGCATCTGATATCGCGGCGGGGGTAGGCCCGCAAACCATAAAGAGAGGAATTGAGGAGGAAATACGGGCTTCCGGAATAACCGCATTTACGGATCGGGGTGGTAGAAAAGTCCAACTGAGTAAATATTCTGCCATGCTAGCGCGTACAACAGTCATGCGCGCCCGTAACGACGGAGCTAGGCTCCGACTACTACAAAACGGACAACGCTTCGCTAAAGTGTCACGGCACGCCGATATAGATGGGTGGGATATTTGTAATGAATATGAGGGGAAGATTGTTGATATTACGGATCCGGCCATCCCCCTCCCCCCTTATCATCCGAATTGCCGGCACATCCTACAATTTGTCCGTCCGACCGATCTCAAGAAAAAGGCCGGAACCGCCACAACCATAAAACAGGCAGAGAAATTTGCGGAACAATACGCTGATAAAGTCACTTACTCTGGCATTTCTGTAAGTACCGCAAATACTCTCAATCGAACATTCGAGGATCAATTCAAAAATTTCAATATCAGAAAATTGAATGTGATAACAACCTCAAAGCAAACCAACAAGGCCAGTATGCTTTTTGGTGGCGGAGAGTTAAGAGTAAACACTGCGATGTTCGCCAATAATGCACGGTTACTAAAGCAGGAAACATTAAATCAAACCCTAATGTCGCCCGCCCAAAAAAGTATAGAACTTAGCAGTCTAAAGCCAATCAGATCACAATGGCGTGCCGCCTTTAAGACGGCGGAAACAGAGGGAGCAAAAAAGTTCACAAAATCGAATTTCGATTATTTCGATAAGCAAATAAAAGATTTAGAAAGCCAAAGCAGTCGGTTCACATACAATAAGGGTGAGTTCGATATCGTCCCCTCTGTCCTGCGTCATGAGCTTGGACATGTGTTATCAATTCAAAATCCAAAAATCAGGGAAGAGGCGCTTAAACTTTTTGGAAAAGTCGACCTCAAAAAACTCTCTGAATATTCAAAATTCAATGGTGATGAAATGATAGCAGAATCATTCTCAGCTTTTGCCGTAAAAGACTACGGGGTGATCCCTCCGGAGATGAGAAAAATCCTGAATAAATTGGATTAAATCTTTCCACAAGTTATGAACATTTTCCCAGTATTTGAAAAGAGCATGTCGAAAAGTTTCAAGAAGTTTTCTGAGTTATGAACATTTTTTTATTAATTAATCTAGTTTTGCACAAGTTTTGCACATAGTGAAACGGGTTAATATAATCAATAATTAAAATAAACTTTATTATTACATAACAATTGTGCAAAACACACTAGAGTCCCCTACTACTATTTATATAAATTATAAAATAATTACAGTAGTAAGTGAGGTTATTAAATCCTTATCATATGTCACCAATTTTCAATCCATCATGCGGCCACTGTAAAAACTATTTAGGAAACTGGAATTGCCAAGCTTATCCGGAAGGAATTCCAGAAGATATTAAAAACGGCTCTAGTAAGCATAAAAGAATTAGAAAAGACCAAAGTAACGATGTTATTTTTGAGCCAGTAAAATAAAACTTGCCACGTTCGGATTTTAGGTGTAAATTTTATTTGGGCGTATTTAGCGTTACACTCCGGAGCAATCCGTCAAATTGTAATCGGAGCCATCCGTCAAATGGCAAAATCGGAGTAATCCGTCAAATTATATTCTAATCAACATTTTTATGTCAGATGAACCCAAGCCAGCTGATCCAAAACCAGCTGACCCGGCTCCGGCCGCGGATAATGAAGTCGTTCTTTCAAAAGAGGAACATGACAATCTTATTAAATCTCGTGACAGTGAGCGCGCTAAGGCAAAAGAGGCCGAAGGTAAACTCAAAGACTACGAGAAAACTGCCGAAGAAAGAAAGGCAGAAAAAGATCGTAAAAAGGCAGAGGAAGAAGGTAAATACGCAGAAGTCCTTGGTCAGAAAGACGAGGAAATCAACAAGTATAAACCTCAATCCGAGCGCCTTGAAAAACTCCTCGAAAAAGCTGAGGAAAAAAACAAAAAAGACCTTGAAAAGTTTGAAGACGAGGGAGACAAAAAGCTCGTTGAAAGTGCTATCGCTGGCAAAGATGCCCTCGATGCGCGAGAATTAATCAAGGGATTTAAAGTAAAATTCCTCGGAGAAAAAAAGGGAAATGATGACATTGGGAATGGTGTAAATCCTAATCCAGAAGGTAAGCAAGTGAAACTCGATAAAATCGAAGCACTCAGAAAAGAATTTGAAGCTTTGGCCGACAAGCGGCGAAAAAACGGCATGTTCAATAGTGCGGAGAAAAAGAGGTTACTAGAAATACCTGCTGAGATCAAGATATTACAGGGTGAAAAAGATGACAAAAAATAGATTAGATTATTTTATCAATATGAAAAATAATTATTATGAGTGTTACTCACGGATTATTTACAACATACGATAGCTCCTATTTAGCGGATGATATCAAAGGTCTTGCCATGATTGTTGAACCACGTTTAACAGTCTCTTGGGATTTACTTCCTGAGCTTGAACCGGGTGATTCTACCAATCTCGATTGGTATGATGCTCAAAGATATGATCTTGCAGGTGCTAATCGTGCCGGCTGGAACAATTCAGATACCACTAGTTTGGGAGTAGATGACACTTTAGCTGTTATCGTCCAAATCGGTGATGTCTTGAAGTGCGAAAGTGAATATGTCGTTGTTAGCGCGGTTTCTGCCCGCGGAACGGGTGCGGGTGCAATCAGTGTATTCGCTCGTGGACATGGTTCATCTAGTGCGGCCGCCCATCTCACCGGAACAGCAATTACCATCGTTGGTAATGCTCAGGTTGAGGGAACCGTCAATATTGACGGTCTTTCCGAGGACACCATCAAGAGGACAAATTACTACTCTTTGGTCGAGGAAATGGCTAAGATTACAGTTACTCAGGAAAATCAAAAGCTAAAAGACATCGAGGCAAAAATGCCTTGGGAACGTGAAAGAGCAATGGTTCGAGCGCTTAAAAAAATTAATCGCTCAGTATTCTATGGTTTGAAAGCCGTAGGTACATCCTCAACTCCACGCTCTGCCGGTGGAATGGAAGAGTTTTTGAACTCTGCCACTTACGGAGCAGTTCGCGTTAATTGTGCCGGTGTTTTCACCGAGACAAAATTACAGCAACTTTTGAGGGAGATCTCCTTACGAGGAGGCGCCCCCGGTCTTGTGCTGATGAGTCCGAAAAACAAGCAAATTGCTAACGGATTCAACAATAGCTATATCCAAACAGCCCGAACCGATCGAGAGGCAGGTGTCATTATCGATCAGTATCAAGATCAGAATGCTGGTCTTGTTGGTTTTGTTTCAGATCCAGCTATGCGTGACGACGCCATTTTTGCCATCAATCAGTCAAAGACAGGCAAAACATGGTTTGATAACGATATGCTTAGATTTGTCGTTGAGACAAATACTAACAGTCGTGTTCATGCAGAAACACTACAGGGTCAATACTCTATGTTGTTCAAGGACATAAGTACAGATCACGGAACCTTGTACGGTATCACTTGATAAGTGGATTCCAGCCCCTCTTCGGAGGGGCCTAGATTTGTTTATCATTAACCCCCTAAATTATGTTATTTAGAATTGAGCAAAACACATTATTTTTAACAGATGATATTTCTGCCGGTCGAGGTGTATTCGATACAGAAGATATCAAAGAGGTCACGGACAAACGCATGGATCAATTATGCGAACAATTTCCTGAGGATGTTTCAGTTTTTGACCAAAAAGAGGATAAAAGCATTCCACCACTGAGCATAATTATGAGAAGCGTAAGAGATCCACGAACCAATCAACTTGTACAGGAGGAAGTTCCTAATAATGTCGCCTTGCAATATGATCCAGCAGAAAAAGACGAGGGTCCAAAGCAAGGTGAAAATCCAGATGCCCCAGAAGATAAGACCTCAGAAGAAAAGGGTGCGGTAGATACTAAAGCACAGGATCCAGCACAACCGCCAGAAAACCAGTCAAACTCAGATCCACTCCACCCGATGGAATATGATGATGTTACTCTCCCAGAAATGAAACAACATCTGACAGTGATCAAGGTTGACTTTTCAAAGCTCGAGGAAAACGTACAGGATACAAAAAGCAAATTCTATCCATTCTACAAAGAAAATTGCGCTAAATAGTTTTCTTTTTCAAACCTTTCAAAAGGTACGCTGTTTTATTTTGAAAACATGCGTTATAATTTAGTCGAATTATAAACTAATTTTTATAACTATGATTTCAAATAAGCTAAAAGCGTACCTTTTATATTTGCCAATATTTTTTATTCTTGGCGTTGGGGCGGCGATGGCCACATCTTTCACGGTTGGTATAGAGTATTCAAATGCGAAGCCTGCCGTTCTTGTTGATGACGATGGTCTGACATGGAGTGCGACAAATCCACTGCCAACATCTGGCGGAATGCCAACGATAACGGCGGTGACGGATGGTGAAATGACTGTAACGACAGGAGGAACACCCGAGGCATTGGCGGCGAGTGCGACACCATTCGTAAGGTGCATTTTAACGGCAAATCAAAGCAATACTGACGTTATGGTAATCGGATCCGACACGGTGGACGCAACGCTAGCGGGGCCTCGAACCGGCACGCCTCTCGTACCATTTCAATCAGTCACACTCAAAAATGCTGATCTCGCAGACTTTTACGCCGATGTAGAAGTTGATGGTGAAGGATTGAGTTTTCACTGCGAAAACTAATACAAAGTTAAAAATAAATACCAATAATTTTTTACTCTTATGTTACAAAAAATATTAAATAAGAAAATTTTAGCATCGCTGATTATCGGCATGTTTTTGTTTAATAATCTCGTATTTGCCGGGGATAAAGAAAATCAGGCATACTTTCTCCCCAGTGGAGACGCGTTAATCACTTCATGGTTACATAAAATTGGTAATACGACACAGCCTCTCGCAGAAGTAAACACCGATAAATTAATTGTGAATAATGAAATAGATGTTGCTACCGCAATCGTTGGGGTTGGCGGAATAGATATGAATGGGGAAATTATAAAGATGGATGCCGATGGGAATACGTCATTACAAGCTGACATCGACGATCAAATTGACTTTGAAATAGGTGGCGCCGATGATTTTAAAATGATCGCAAATGAATTTAATGCACTTTCAGGAAGCTCCATTGTAATTGAGGACGGTGGTTTAACAATGGGTACAGCTACTTTAGATTCTGGGGATTTTTTAATGATAAATGGGGCGCAGGCAGGCGATCCTCAAATTGCCATGAGTATGACTGGCGATAATTTTGGGATGATAGCCGACACCGGAAACATAGGAATTATTTCAGCACTAGGAGATATTGATTTGACCACAACCGACGGTGATGTAAATGTAAGCGCGAAGCTAGATGTTGATGATACGTTGCCAGCCGGGGCAAGCGCGGGTCATTTAATCAAATCAACACTGGGGGCCGGTGCTACATATACCGGAACGACTGCTGGTTTAACTATCAAAAATTACGATGCGGATGGCACAGTAATCCATAGCGGTGGAGAAAACACAGGTCTATCGGTTTTTTACAAACAACTTTCGCCAATGGCCGGCGGTGGAGAAAGCTCACTTGCATCCCTACATACGCATTCAAGCACAGACCAAAAGCTCGATCACGGAGTGGTTCTTTATCCAAAAGCGGCCGGCTCTGCTTTTGCTGTCCGGGACGCAACGATTGATTATGGTTTCGATTTAGCTGACAGAGCAAACGTAGCTGTCACTGCCGCTGATCTCAGGGGACATGAGGGTGATATCATATTTAATGATCCGGCTGGAACGTGGGACTTTGGAAGTGCAAATTTGACTACTACGGGAGAAATGACAGCCTCGGATTTTAATTTTGGTAGCTGGGGATCGGCATTAAACAAAAATACTTCTACTTTAGATATTTATGTTGATGCCGCGACCGGGAGTGATAGTAATGATTGTAGGGTCGGGAATCCGTGTCTGACAATTAATAAGGGTTTTAGCGAGGTGCCGGATTTTATTGAAAATCAAACCGTCGTACATATAGCGTCCGGTACTTATGAAGAGGAAACCGTTTTATCTGTTCTATCCGGTGACAGTGATGAGACAGTAATGGCGATTGATGGAGAGCTTACAGTATTAGAAAGCGGTTTAACCGCGACGGGTGGAAGCCAAACAACAATTGTGTTAACCGGCGCGGGGTGGACTATCAATGAGTTTGCAGACAAAATGGCTAATATTACCGGAGGTACTGCGTATACAGACAAGACAGCCGTTTGGTCTGATATCGAAGATTTTGCCATGATCAAGAGCAACACGGCAGACACTTTGACAGTTGAGTATCGGCCAAGTTCAGGAGGCTATGGAGCAGGTACAGAGTTCGACATTGTTACGCCTGGCGTAATTATAAAATCTCAAGGAGCTGAGCCAGCACTAAATGTTGTTTCAAACACAACAGGAAGTCCGCTATTTATTCTACAAGGAATTACTTTGGACGCTACGACAGCTCCAAGCACAAGTATTTTAAGATTTGGCGAGTCCTACGCGTGGCTCCAAGGAATAAATGTATTTAATACCTCTGGCGGAAGCCCAGCCTACGGGATGTATATTACCAGTGGGGGACGTGTTATATCTTGGGGGGCTAGGGTAAAGGCAGATGTAAATTATGCGGTATTTGTAACACAAGCTTCTTATTTTAGCTCGTCACAAAGTATGATTGATGCTATTGACCACACGAATAATTCTTGTATTAAAGCGCTTGGTTCATCTTTCGTTTCAGTGATGAGCTCCACACTTTTAAATGCTGATAAAGCACTGTATGGTGAGGAAAATGCTTATATGATTGCCAGATACGGGTCAGGGAATAATGCAAGCAATGTCCATCATGTCTTTTATATGAATGGTAAGGCTGGCGCACGAGCCGTTGCTTCTGCTTGGGATACAATCAGTGTTATTGATTATATTAATCATGCGGAGAATGGCGGAACCATCTTAACAGAAACTACATTGAGTAATGGTGATGATGTAATTACAGAGAGTGGTTGGATAAATTATACCGATACAGACACGCAAGTTTATTCCGATGATGATGCTATTTTTGGAGGGAAAATTGGAATTGGAACGGATAGTCCGCAAACACCTTTGCAGATTGTTAAGGATAATGACACAAATATATTATCAATGGTTTCATACGAAAATAGTGCTTCTGGTGCTTATTCTCCTGTCATTGCTGGAGCATATGCGAGAGGTACTTTAGCTTTACCAACAGCGTCACAATCAGGTGATACCCTACTATCTTTGCTTGGTTCAGGATACGGAGCAACAGGGTTTGCGCTTGATGGAGCTGGCATGAAAATAATAGCTTCTGAAAATTTCACGGACATAGCGCATGGAACTGATTTAGCTTTTTATACCGTTCCAGACGGAAGTACTTCAATAGAGCAAAGAATGTTAATCGGAGAAGACGGTAAAGTAGGTATAGGAACAGATAGTCCTGATGTTAATTTAGAAATATCAGGGGAAGATGAATATACTGGTAATTTTATTACAGCATATAAAAATACAGCAACAGATCATTATCCATATATGCAGCTTAGAAAGGCAAGAGGTACAGAAGTAAGTCCAGCAGCAACTCAATCAGGCGACCAATTAGGTGGAATACAGTTTGCTGGGTATAGCGGTTCTAGTTTTATTGGACGTGCTTCAATAAATGGTTATGCTACTGAGGCTTGGAGTGCAACAAACCAAGGTACTAAATTGGATTTTTTTACTACTCCAAATAGTACTGCAACTTCAATTAGTAGAATGACAATTGATAGTGATGGATTAACAACCATAACAGGTAAATTAACAGTGAATGATTTAACCGCCCCGACTACTGATACAATGAATATCGAGCATGGGTCTAGTGGCAACCCAGATGTAACTGGTGCAAATTCGCTAAACGTAGAGGGTTCTTATGCTGGAAACTTAAACGCAAGTACACTTACTTCTACATTCAATTCAGAAGGATTGACAACAGCAAGTAACTTCGGTGCAGCTGGCTCATTTACAGTTGACCCTTCAAGTTCAGATGCGGCTAATACATTCTTAGTAGGTGTTGCGGCTGATACAAGAAATACAGATGGTTCAGCGGCCTTGGCGGCGTTTGCATCCTTAAACATATCTGCTGAATGGCTTTACGACTTCATAACAGTAAATGCTGATAATGATATTACAGCAATAGCAGTTGCCCCTGGTGACGGATTTGATGTAAGTCTAATAGGTGGTACAGCTATAACTGGAGGTTCAGCACAAGACGGTGGAGATGTAACATTGGCTGGTGGTACTCAATCTGGTGGTGGAGTAAACGGATCAGTAAAGATATTAAGTGGTCTAGTATTTCCTACTGAAGCAGTTGGAGCAGCTACAGACAGTGATGCAGAGTCACTATACTTCGGTTGTGATACGGTTGGAGCTGATACTATTGAGATTCAATCAGCAGACATTGCCGTTGACGGTAGAATCTTCATAATTAAAGACGAAGGTGGTAATGCGGCAGCTCAGACAATCACAATTACAACAGAAGGAGCAGAAACGATTGACGGAGCAGCTACAGCTACCATTACAGGTAACTACGATTCAATAACACTTATTGCTAGAGGTGGAAACTTATTCATAATTTAATTACATGACATACATAACAACATATCCAGAATTAGGTAGCAACAATCGGTGGTGGAGAAAGCGTATCTATTTCATTGCAATATCATCTATACTAATAATTAACTTAAATTAATATGACTTACGTAGCGAAAGCAAATTCCAGTAGTACGAGGGTAGAAAGTGGACTCTATCTTACCGAAACTGGCACACCTGATATGGATGTAAACTATTCAGCTGGTGCAGTAAAAAATGGTAGAGATTATTACGAAACTCCAAGTGGAGCAGCGTTGGCAGTAACTGCCGCTTCGGCTAATACCAGTTAATAAAAATAGGTTATAAATGGTTGTTTTCGCTAACAAATAATTATGAAACTAATAAGCAAGGCAGGATTATCGGCCTTAGTAATAGCTGGAATCGCCACGTTGATTAATGTAGGGCAAAATTGTGACGGATTTGAATTCGAGCTTAAAGAAGAAAATTATTGTATCAGTGAAGAAAAAAAGTCAGAATCAAAAGTAGAATTCCTAAAAGATTTGAGGGAAAATAAGAATAGAGAATTTGATTATGAATATCAGGTAGCAATTTCGGAAGATGACTTGAATCATTTTGAGAACATAAAAAGCGAACTCAATACAAAAATTAAAGATAAAGATATTCATCCAGTCCACACAAAGCTCCATAAAAAAATGATGGTAGACAGCGAGGATCATTTTAAGGAAGTGGAAAAATACTTTAAAAATAATGTCATTACTGTTAATGATTTATATCTCTATTCGGCTTATTTAACAGTGAAAAAGGCTAGAAATAAAATAAAAATACTCAATAAGCCGATAGATATTTTAACACTTTTAACAAATTAGTATGGCCTTTTCTTACACCCCGACATACGTCACATGGGTAGAATTCAAAGATGAAACAATCGTAGCCTCTCTCGCCTCAATATCCGAGGCGGACTACGATAAATTAGCAAAAAGGACTGAGTATTTTGTTGATAACTATGTGGGGCGCCAGTGCAAATATGATGAAACACAAACACGCCAATTCCCGCGCGATGTAGATATTGATACGGATGGAGATTCGGCAATTCCGGAAGAGGTAAAGATCGCGAGTATTAGAATAACTGAATCACTTTCCCTCGATGGAGAAACTAAGGCGCCGAAAGATAACGCTATGAAAAGTGAAAAGATTGCTGATTACAGTTATTCACGGGATAAGTCATCAAGCGAATTGAATGGCCTTGATCTCATTCCACCCGAGGCAAAACAACTCCTACTGAGATTCAGGAGAAAATCTGTTCAAATTTCACCTCCGTCAGTTGGCGGTGGATCAGTCTATCCGGTTGATGGGGCATTAAATTCTCGCCAAAGATTCATAAAAAACAACAAATGAAACATCTCTTGATAGACACGGTCACAATTCAGTCTCTTACTGAGGCGAATACATCGGGAGATGTAGCCCAGACACCTGTAAATCTATACGAGAATATCGTTTCCAGAATCGCAGAACTGAGTTATCAGGATAGGCGTTTTGTTGAAAGTAAAGAGCAATATTCAAACGTCATAAAAAAGGCATTCATATTACCTGAAAATTCAGGAGTAGAGGATGGAATGTTTTTAATCCATGGATCTAAAACTTACATTATAGATCATGTGAAAGAGGCCCAGAACTCGGTCGGCGTTCACCATTACGAATTATTTTTATCAATCAATGAGCCTACTTAGAATCGCGAGAAAATTCAGGCCAGACCAATCTCTTGTTTTACTGAATTTAGAACAAATCATAAAGTCGGTGGATAAAACTGAAAAAGAGATAATAGAAAGAATGCTTGAGGCTGGTAGTGAAATGCAATCGACTTTGGTAACTCAAGTACAAGATCGAACACCCGTAGAGTCTGGAAATCTAAAAGGATCCATTCAGGAATATACAGAAACATTGAAAGTGGAGGCTAAGGGTAATTCTGTCAGGTTTCCAGTAGGAACAAACGTAGTTTATGCGGAAGCAGTTGAGTTTGGCGTTAAGGGGAGGACTTACACTTACAATGTAGAGGGTCTTGGTGACGTTGCTGGCGTTGGGGCCGCAATGTTTAGGAAAACTCTCGACAGTCGGAAAGATAATAAGGAATTGGAGGATATACTAATAAGCAAATTAAGATCATGAATTCACAAGCAATTTACCAGCAGTTAGTCGATGATGCCTCAATCTTGGCGATTGTTAGCACTAGGGTATACCGTGATGCGCCACCAAAAAATCCGACTCTGCCATATATTCTTTATTTCGACATAAGCGATGAGCCTGATAACCCGGTGGATTACTACACGGAACGATGGCAAATCAATTTAATAGGTTCACTCCGTCCATCTAATCAATCACAATTACTTGATACGCTCGAGGCGCTCGTCAGTGCAAATCTAGACAATTTTACTGGAACACTTGGATCCGGCTCAAGCACGCAGGTAGTAAAAAGCGTAAAGAGATCAACCAAAAACAGCAGTATCCTCCCAGACCATAAGGAAAAACAGGTTTCAGTGGATTTTCTGTTTAACTATTTGAGATAAATGCTATAATTGAGCAGTAACGCAATACAAAAATGCCTAGAAGGAAAAAATCAAAGGCAAGGACTGAGACTAAGGTCGAACGTCCAACCGTAACGCTAAAGCAGAACGGACATGTGCATGGTAAATTCTATCACGAGGGCGACATCGTCAGGGTTAGCCAAGTGACTAGAGATTACCTGCTCAAGACCACGCCCGAAGTTTTTATTTAGCTAAAAACTCCAATTTATGAGTGCTTTAGATCAAGATGCTCTTTTGTTAGAGTACGGCAACGTTTATGTAGGAGACGATTACGCCTCCCGCGTCGACTTGGGTGCTGTCCGTAACGTAGTGTTTACAGGAGTTCAAAATCCTATCGACATTCTATCGGACAATAGAGGCTCAGTTGTTCGGAAAAACCGTCTTAATGGCCAAGTCGCTTTTGACTGGCTAGAGGCCGGTAACATGGACAACATGGAGATTCTGCTCAAAGGTTTGGTTACAAAAACAAACACAGCAGGAACTCCGGTAGCCGGAGCAACCCAAGCCCTCGCAAGCCCATTCGTGCCTAATGATTTCTATTTAATAGAAAATCAAAACGGCGACGGAACAATCATTACGATTAATTCCGTGACTGGGGCAACAAACGGCGCTCTAACAGATGACGACGATTATCATCTAGTCGTAGACGATCAAGGAAAATATGGTATTGTTTTAAATACCGTTGCAGGTGGTACAAATATCACCACATTAGCGCAAATCGTTACGATCGATTATGACTACACGCCGAACGCCAGTATTACAATCACGGGGGGAACCTCGCTAGTAGCTACTGAGCGATATGTACGAATCGAAGGCCCAAGCGCCGACGATCCTACAAAAATGCGTATTGTTGTCTTGGAAGGGGCAGTTATTGAGTCCGACGCAGTCTTTCCGTTCCTCGACACAGAGGAAGCCGGAGACGTTGGTATATTCCCAGTAACTCTCACGAATAGCAAAAATACAGCATGGTCGATTGAAGATCAAATCAATCCAACCTAAACCGGATGGGGGCCTCGGCCCCCTCCGTTTAAAATATGCTATCAAAAACATTCTTAGATTTTGAAAAAATTACAGGTAAAGAATATACAGCTTATATCACCGCCGGAAAGCAGGACTTTAAAATAAAATGGAGGGAGAAAACGATCTCACAAATGCTGGAAATAATTAGAGACTTTGATTACGATGGTGATCCAAATAGCTTAGAAAATCAAATAAACACAGAAATTGCTTTAGTCAAATTCATAAGTTCGATAGATAAAAAATTTAAAAGGAGTCATATACAAAAATTATCTCAGGAAAAAGTTGATGAGATAATCGACAAAATATTTGATCCGATACTTAAAAAACAGGAAACGGGAACGGCGAAAAAAAAGAAAAAATCCCGTAAAACCGCCGGTATTAAAATAATGCGTCAAATCATGTTTCTAATGCGCTATTCAAATGGTGCATTAAATCACGAAGACGCTTTAAATCTGACCTTTACACAGCTAAATGCTTATTCTAACGCTCTCGTATATTGGATAAATAATGAATCCAAGAAAGGGCAAAAACAGAATGATGCTAAAGAAAGGCTTGATGATCTCATGGAATTAGGAAGTGCTGGGATCGAAGCTATAAAGTCAAGGGCCAAAGAATTTAAAAATAAAAATAATACCGATGGCAGATAAAAAGATAGATGATCTCGTATTTGGAGTTAAGATAGAGGGGGAAGGGATAAAAAAAGGGGCGGAAGAAATAAAGCGAGGTACAAAAAAAATAAACAAGGGTGTAAAAAAATCGACAAAAGCGTTCGGTAATTTCAATAGCACGATTAAAACAGTTGGAAAATCCATAGCGGGTGTTTTTGCCGCTAGAGCCTTATTTAACTTTTTCAAAAGTGCGACACAACAATCGATAGCTTTTGAGCGTGAAATGGCTAGGATTAACACGGTTACTCAATTATCCAGAGAGGAGCTAAAAGGGCTCGGTGATGAATTGCTTGATTTATCAAAAACTCTACCGGTTTCGCTTGCAGAATTACAGTCTGGACTTTTTGACGTGGCCAGTGCTGGAATTGAGGCGAGCAAACAACTTGATTTCCTAACTGCTTCCGTGGCGTTCGCGAAAGTTGGCGCGTTCGATACCGCTACAGCCGTGAAAGGTTTGACTGCTGTTATAAAGGGGTTTGGTACTGATTTGGGAGACACCGAAAAGATCCTAAACCTATTCCTCCAAACCAACGTTAAAGGGCAAACAACACTAGGCGAATTAGCTACTGCCGTTCAGGGGGTATCTGGTTTGGCCAGAAATGCCGGCGTATCGATGGAGGAGTTTTTTGCCATTCTAGCAACCGGAACAGGTGTGACAGGTAATGCGGCACAAGTGGCCACACAATTAAAAGGGGCTATCAATGCTTTGGCCGCTCCGACAATCGAATCAAGTAAACGATTTAAGGAGCTCGGAATCGATGTCGGAAAAAGCGCTATCCAAGAAAAGGGATTGGTCGCAGTGGCCAAGGAGGTATTTGATGCAGTAGACGGAGATGCTGAGGCTCTCCGGCGCCTTATTCCGGAAGTAGAGGCGTCCACGTTGGTAATTGCACTAGCTACGACTCAAAACGAAAAATTCAATGAAAATTTAAAAGAAAATAAGGGCGAGTTAAATCTTGTACAAGAGCAATTTAGGGAATATGCCCGCACCGCAGATGGACAAAGTGAAATAATCAAAAACGCATGGGATAGGATAACCTTGGCAGTTGGGAATTTGAGCAAAAAATTAGCGGTTTTTTTCGTACTATTAACAAAAAATCCACTAGGGGGAATTAAACAGGTTGGAGCCAGCGTAGAGAGCTTCATAGCTAAAGCAAAATTTCAGGTTGCTGATTTGGAAACGAATATTGTCAAAAAGTTTGCCCCAAATAGTAGGCTTGCGAAAGCACTTGAAAAGGCATCCGGAAAATTAGCTATTGATTTCAATGAAGCATCTAAGAAAGCTCAGGGTGGCTTGGATGAATTACTTACAGGTGAAGCAGTTGAACAATTAGACCAAGCTCTGAAAGGATTAAAAGAGGAAGGAGGAGAGGTCGGAGATTCCCTAGTCCAAGGTGCTAAAAAAACAGAAAAAGCATTTGATGGCGCGGTAGGCACAATAAAAGAGGCAGAGGATTCAATCGATGACTTAGCTAAATCTTACGATAAATGGAATAAGGGAATAGAAAACACAGAAAAGAGACTGGAAAGCTTACGGGATAAAAACAAAAAATTCTTGGGGGACATTAGGAGGGAGATAGAGGATGTGACTAATTCGGTCACTGAATTACAAAATAGCTTCACAGATGAAAGAGTAGGAGCAAGGAGCGATTTCCTAAAAGGTCTTGCGGATGATATTGTTAGATTGACCGATGAGAGAAAGAATCTAGAAGAACAGACCAATATCACAGATTCCGAGAAAGATACTCTTGACCGGATAAAGCGTGAAGAACAGACAGCGAGAAAGGCACTCGTTGAAAGAACAGTTAGCGCCACCGCTGGAAATCGTATATTCAATGATTTATTATTGGAAGCAGAGGAACGAGCGAGCAGAGATGCAGTTCAAGTAAAGATTGACCAGCACAACGATGAGGAAAGAATACGAAGAGAGAATTTTGAAAAAGAAAAAGAACTTTTAGAGGAAAGGCAGGGGATTTTGGAAGCAATAGAGGCTGGCGAGGAGGTTAGACTTGAGGAAATAACAGATTTCAGAAATAAACAGTTTGCTCAGGAGTTACTAGCTAAACAAGAACAGATAGACGCTGAAATCGCCTTGGTTGAACAGGAACAGATTGCAATTCAAAATGCGTGGATAGCAGGTGCGCAGGCAGTCGAGGCAATAAATGACCAGCTTATAGCAAGATTGGATGAAAAATATAGAGCGCTAGCGGAACGGATACAGTCGGCGCTTTCCAGTGCTTCCGGCGCTGGCGGAGGAGGAGAGGCTACTGCGGGATTCCAAGCAGGAGGATTCACACCTTCCGGCCCAAGTAATAAGGTTGCCGGTGTCGTGCATGGTGGGGAGTGGGTGGCAAAGGCAAGTTTCGTTAACGGAAATAAAAAGCTTATTTCATCGCTTGATGCCATGCAACGGAAAGGATTCCAAGGCGGAGGAAATGTGAGTAATAAAAATGTCTCATTCAGTCCGGTTGTCCATCATAAAGTTGGGCTTAGATCGGTAATGAGGGAGGCCAGATATCATTTAAGATAAAAATATGCTCGGATACGATTTTTCATACAGGGGCCAGTCATTAAGCGATTCATTATTTGATTCCGTAAATGGAAAAGGAATTGTACTCCAAAAAGTTGACTGGTCAGAGGTTGTCACTGACGATGACCAAGTGCCACGTCAGAGCGATCATGGGGTAGATGCAAGCCCGACACTCTACAGGGGGCGTTTAATCGATCTCGAAGGGCTTATCATTGCAAATTCGCGGTCTGAAAGGCAAACGTTCAGGACAACGCTCGATGACATATTTAAACTCGAATTTGTTCCATCGCTAGATAACCGTGGATTTTATGATTTTGTTTTTACTGACGACGACGGAACCAGCAAAACAATTTCCGCAAAAATACTCAATACCCCAGCCTACGATCAATTACAGTTAGGGGATATCGATGTAACCCGTTTCAAAGTACAGTTATTTGCAGAGAGTCCGGACGTTAAAGATTCAACACCGGAGAGTCAGGCAGGCACGGAAGGATTTTATGGCGGCGTTGTGTTTCCGACAGTTTTCCCAGTGGCATTTGATGATTATGGTTACATTCAAACCCTAGCGAATTCCGGTACATGGAGATCGCCTCTCAAGATCACCATAACCGCCGTAGGAACCACCGGGGCAAACATGAGAGTAGTGAATACCGATACAAACGAATTTTTCGGAGTTCAGACTCCAATGGTTAACGGAGACGTTTTAGTGATCGATACTGAGAATGAAATTTTAACGCTCAACGGGGTAGACGTATCATCTGATCGAATATCCGGAGCAATCTGGCCATTCGTAGAGCCTGCCAGTAGTAATTTTACCGTAATGGATGATTTATCAAGATTAGGAGATGGGCTCGTCGCTACTGTTTTATTTGAATGGTCTAACACTTGGATTTAATGAGTAAACTAAGTTATGTATTCAAAATATCGGATAAGGATGACAATTTACTAGCTCAGATAGTCGATCCAGTTGATATGGAAATATCCCAAACCATGAATAACTTTTGGGAAGCCAATTTTTTCCTGCCATTTAATAGCCCGTATGCTCAATCGGCAATTGTTAAGCAGTTCAATCGTGTAGACATCTATGAGCAAATTGGAAGCGATGAGACGAAGATATTTGAGGGGGTAATACGAGGACATGAGCCAAATTTGAGCGGGACAACCGTTATAATTGGCGATTTTTCGTTTCTTTTTATGAATAGAATTCTATGGGCCTCCGATTATACAGCCAGCGCAGAGGCAGTAAACACAACACTCACGACAATTTTAGCCGCCATAAACTCATTGGATGATACCGGAATATCGATAAACGCAACTGATATTTTGACCACCGTAATAAACAAAGAATACGCACGCGGTGATAATTTTATCAGTATCATCAAGGATTTAGCGATCAGAACCGTTGCACAATTTCAATTCAAAGACAGAAAATTGGAGTTTAAATCGACGATAGGAATTGATCGATCGATCGTTGGATCTCCTGACTATCGATCTTTTAGATTCGATATCGATAACCCAAATGAAAATAACATAGCGAGGGCGGACGCACCTCTTGATACAATTCAATTCGCCACAGCGATACTTGGTAAATCCGGCGCAAATTACGAAGGAAAAACAGATGGTACAACGATTTCGGAGTATGGTAGAATAGAGTCAACAAAGAATTTCCCAGATACGGATTCGGCGGACTTGGCCACTCAGGCACAAGAATACCTCGATTTGGTAAAATTAAATCCGCAATATCCAAATATAGAGCCAATAACGAAAGAATTATATTATCAGGATATTAATCTCGGCGATGTAATTCCAATATTTGTAAACACTGGAAGCGAATTATTTAGTTTCGATGACACGTTTATAATCGTTAAAAAAACACTAAGGCGCTCAGACTTTGCAGTCCCGCGCATAAATCTCGAATTTTCCGAGAACGCATTAAGCGATAAGGGAGACATGATCGATGTTGTAAACGATCTATCTCAAAGAGTAAATTCTCTCGAACTTAGAAGCTAATTTTATCGTTATGACAAAAAGAGTATCTGTACTAAACGGGGCCAATAAAGCCCAAGATTACGATGTAGTGCAATTTGAGAATACACAGCTAACTGCTGGAATTGCTGAGGAAGGAGATCTTTTAGTCGAACAGCAAACAGTTCCGGACGCTACGGTAAAAGTCGCGGCCGGTATTTGTGCAATTGAGGTGACAAGGGTCAGCGACTCAAAAACATTCAAAGTTTTTTGCGAAAACAGTGCATCCTTGGATGTGACAATTACGCCAACCACTCCGGCTAATATTGGGGCAATTATCGCGGTTGTACCAAAGGCAGACGTAGAGGATGGCTCTCTTAACCCTGAGGCTGGCACAGGTGTATTTAGTATCATTTATGTGGCGGGAACGAGTGGCGCCCCACTGAGCGACGGTGCGATCGATTCTGCGACATCAAATCTATACTACTGGATCCGGTTAGCAAATATAACTCAGGATGCGACAGTAGCGACCGGTGATATTAGCGATACTAGGTTATTAATCCAGTATAAAAGAATTGTTTTACAACACGATCAATCCTTACAATCGGTAAACGATGCCGGAACAGGTCTCGTCGATATAATCAAGGTAACAACTGGCAATATTCGTGAAGTTGCAGGTTTATTGAGGTATTCTGGCGCTCCTACTCCATCGAACGATCAGGATTTAGCAAACAAAAAATATATTGACGATTTATTAGGTGCAATTATGCCGACGGGAGCAATAATTCCTTACGCTGGTGCGTCAGAGCCAAGTGGATGGCTTATTTCAAATGGTGATACCATAGGAAATGCGGCATCTAGTGGAACCGCAAGGGCAAACGCGGACACGGAGACATTATTTACTCAGTTATGGGATAGCTTTGCAGACGCGGAGTTAGCAGTCAGTGGAGGTCGTGGTGGTAGTGCGGCCGCGGATTTTGCGGCAGATAAAAATATTGAATTACCAGATTTACAAGAGAGAGTACCAGTCGGCTATAAATCCGGTGGTACTTTTGATCCAATTGGAGATGCTGGGGGAGCGGAAACAGTTTCACATACTCATGACGTACCTCATGATGGATGGTCTCATGATGGTATAAATAATTCTGGTGCTTTAACCGCGAATAATGGTTCCAATACATATGATCGAATCACAAATGCCGATAAGGCGTCAGGTGCGGCGAGTGATGAGGCAAATATACAGCCTTATTTCGTGGTAAACTACATAATTAAATTATAATTAATCAAATAACACCAAAAACAAAGGCCAGTTTTACAATAGCCAAATTTGGTACAATACTTATGGCCGTAATTGTTGCAACTGTATTTATAATGAATGTTTACGGAAGCATTATTAATAGAATCGAAGACATCGAACTTTATGAGCCGAAGGATATGCACGAGGATATTCTATTAATGAAAAAGGACTTAGGAGAGATAAAGGAATTTTTAATACCTGATAAATATGCAAAACAATAAGCCGGTTTTAGCATTGCTGGCAGGACATCATAGAGCCTTTTTTCATCATTGGAGAGATCCCGGCTCAGTTCCTACGCGATACGTTAAAGAAGTGGTATACGGGGAATTTCCATTTGATCCAATTAATAACGAACACCACGAAGCCGAGAAATTGGTACATGGTGCGGCGGGGGCCTATTCAGGAGATGCGAAAATTCTAGTTTGCCCTTTTACTTATGATTTAGGGCAAAAAAAGAAATGGATTGAGCATAACAATGTTGACTGGGTTCTATCGATTCATCTAAACTCCCCAAAATATCGAAATCAATTTGCAACCGGATTTGAGGCATGGGTATATCATCCAGACGCGCCCGCGCGTGTAAAGGCTCAGAGTATATGCAGGATAATGTCAGAGACGCTCGGTATCAAAAATAGGATGGTAAAATACTCAAACGATCTCTATATCCTTAAAACGGACGCAAATGAGATACTCCTCGAAATGGGATTTATTACGAATCCGCAAGACGTTTTAGCAATTCGTAAAAGAGGCGTCGAGGCAATCATACAAGCTATTAATTCCATAACTAAATAATAATGGAAGAACAAATTTTATCTCTACTGGCAGAGAATTTCGGCCCGCTATCTTTTTGCGCGGTCTTTGTAATTGCCGGCACAGCGATCCTAAAGAGAGTTAAGAAACTCGCAAATATTAATCCTCGCTATATTAGCGCAGGGCTTTGCCTTATTTGTGGAGTATCATACACCCTCATTACGACCTTTGTCGCTCCGGAAATCCTAACCAGAATGTCAGCGTTTGGTGTTTCCGCTTTCGCTTTTGCGACCGGTCTGTACAAATTATCAAAATAAATTGATTTTTCTTTTGATTTTTTTTAAAAAGTGGTATTATTGAGATACTTACTTTTTAATTAAATATTTATGAGTACCATTTACGACGATCTCGAATCAGAAATCCCATCCGGTGCTTTTGTCTGGAATGACCTTGATGCCGATGTGGATATTTCAGGGCCTAAATACTGGGGCGTATACGTCGGAGACGATTATCCGCTTAATATTGTGGCACTTGTTACCGCGCTTACAGCGGGAATTCTACAGGTGTATAAAGATCCTACCACTAACGTAGCCGGAACAGCGCTAACAGCGCAGTTGATGGATCAGAATGCAAGTTTAACACCTGATTCAACAGCGGAATACGATCCTACTAACTCCGGAGACGGAACGCTTGTTTATCAACAGCAAATCCCCGCGGGTTATCAGGAGGTTCCACTCCCAAAGATGATATTTGAGAAAGGAACTACTTATCTGTTAAAACTCACAACGATCGCAGACAACAACAAAGCTAGCTTACGCCTTGTTTGTGCTGAGGATCAGCGATAGAAGTAGAAAACAAAAATAAAAAAAGAGGGGGCTTCACAGTCCTCTCTTTTAATGATATCCTTTAATTACATTTTTTGATGTACCCCATTTGTCTCGCCCGCTCGGCCATTTATGCCTTAATATTTGGTCTTAGACTTATGTCATGTGGAGAGTTTTTTGGGGAGGATATTCGCTGAATATTCGATGAATATCCGCGTATATTCGCGGATTATACGACTTTATTCACAAGTGAGTAGCAATTAACACGGAGGCAATTTTTTCTTGCCTCTGAAACCCTCCGCGCTTGCCGGTATGATATTGACATCTTCCCGGAGATTGATTGTATAGTGTCATTTTCATTCACACTCCGGGCCATCGATAGGATCTCTTCATCCGTGAACGTTCTAGTCATGTTCAATTCGGAGCCCACCTCTAAGGTGAGTATGTGAACATCAAAAAATTTACCCGCCCACGACAACGTTGATAGCCCTATCTCTGATATTTTGTACAATGCCCTCAAAAGATATGCCAGAGCAATAATAGACGCTCTAACGGCATTTATAGAAATCTTCCGTAGAAGATTACCTAATAGGGCGAATAATAAATGTTTCTTTTGCATTTTTATTTTTTTTAGAGAAATAAAGATTTGCCCCGGTGAGTATTACTGAGGCCCCGATGATTAAAAGTAAACTTATCATTTTGTTTTGGTTAAAAAATAAAAGTTTATATACCATAATAGCATATCAAATAAACAAAGTCAATTAAAAAGGTAATTAAAAAATTGACTTCTTATCTCAGTTTGTTAAAGTAGTCTCGTTGCGAACGTAGTAACACGAACGGAACACCTAGGAACCCGACCGGCTTGCCGAGGGTTTTTTTGTTATTGACAATGTACAGACTTTTTGATAATGTATCCGCATAACCTCGTCATTATGAACCTACCAACCGGATACACCGAAGATCAAACCGATCATGAATCACTCGATCAGGCAGAGCGTGATTATTTCGATTTGGTTGATTCACAAGTGAGCGAGGCGGACGTTAATTAAAAAATATTATGGATAAAGAAGCGCATAGCACAGCAATAATGTTCATTGATTTTTTGGAATCGAGTTTTTGGGGAAGGGTAAAATTTCTATTTAGACCAAAAAGAGAAATAGCTTTTTTTAGACATATTGTGAAATCTCTTTTGGACAAAGGATTTATAAAGAGTATTAATTTATAATAAAATTTATGACTAAAAAGAAAGTTAAAAAGACTCCACGAGTCGGCGGAAAAGCCACTGAGTTCTACTTTAGAGCCGATGATGGTTTGACGAATGAGATCAAAGGAGACGCAAAAAATAATTTTGGCGGTAATCAGTCGTTAGCGATTCGCTCTCGTCTGAGCCAATTTTTCGGATTAAAATAAAAAAGTCTTGACAACGTACAGACTTTCATATACATTGAAAACAGATCAGAGGCGCGGGCAGTAATAAAACAATACGCTACGGACAGTCTCAGATCTAATTTTACATTTTAATCCTCGTCAAATGGATGAAAAAAACGCTCCGCATCCTGCGGAAACAACTCCGGAAAAACCGGAACAATTATATAAGTGCAAAACCTGTAAAAAGGACACGGCAATTGAAACAATATCCAACAAGACGCCTGACGGCGTAACCGATCAGTTGGATGTTTGTTGTGTTTGCAAAAATTTCCACGATGCGGAGCCGGTCGAGGAGATTACTTGCAAGCGTGACGGCGCCATTTCCGGCCCCGATATGCCAAAGGAAACTTTTAAAGATGGACTTTGTCCGAACTGTATCGAGGCAACAACATCTGAGGATCCGGTAAAATCCGAGATCGTAACGCCACCGGAAAAGCCGGCAGAGGCGGAGATAGTAGAAACACCACAGGCGCCGGCGATTATAAAAGATCCGTTTGCTTTTATACCAAAGCAACCGATGGATTATGATTTGCAAGGTGGTCTTGTTAACTCTATGCACAAGATGGCCGAGCAGTTCTTTAAGTCCGGAGGTTTCACGGCCGACTGTAGGAATGTCGAGCAAGTGTTTGTCAAAATGCAAGCCGGTCGCGAGATGGGCCTCCGCCCAATGGAGGCAATGAGTGATCTCGTTATTCTGTACGGCCAAGTTGCCCCATGGGGTAAGGGGCTTGCAAAAAGGTTTAGAAAATTCGGTTATAGCATAAAATACACTGACGAAATTAGTAATTTTGATTATAAAAGCACACGCGGAAAAAGTGCGAGTGACTTAAAAAAACTATCGGGGGTTGACGTGCAAAAGCCAGCCGGTTACGAAGAGGATAGGGTCACGGTTACGGTGACAAAGTTGAATGATCCAGACCAAGAGTCTTATGAATACAAAGTAACCTTGGCCGAAGCCGAGACAGTGAGCGGTAATGCCATGAAAATTGATAGAAGGTCTAAAATGCGATATTTTGGACTCTCCCGCATCGCTCGTCAGGAGATTCCTGAGATACTTGGCCCGTGTAATTATTGCGCCGAGGAGATCACGCCGGAGATGGCGACCGGGGTCGATGCTAATATCGACGCAGTGAATGACAAAAAACAACAATTAAGAAATAACAAAAAATCTAATGACTAAATTTGTTAGACAACATATCAGCAACTTTCAATGGTCAATGTTAAACGATGCACAAAAATTCAGACTTTGCCCGAATGTTCTACCATCTTTATCAGATACAACTAAGGAAACATGGAAATCAGCCTATAGATCAGTCACAATAGGCCATATGATAGATTTCTTGTGCGGTAAAGAAATGTACACCGTAAATTGCGTGATTGATTGCCTTGATTCAATGGGAGGGGTTGAAATATATGATTTATGCGACTTACTCTTTAAAGATTGTTTAGAAAAATTAAATGAAAAAATGACTAAATTCAAAATAAGACTAATCAAGTCCGATGAACAAATCGAAATTTCTGATCGTGTTCGGATGATTTGTATTTCAGGATTTAAAATCAGAAAAATAAAGTCTTGACAATGTACAGACTTTCCGCTAGTATTTTTTATGTAACCTCGTCAACATGAATCAATTTGCCAAATTATCACCGGACGAATTAGATGAGCTTTTCTCTAACTACTTGATAGAGCATTGGTCAGTCAGCGCCGTCTCCTCATTTATACGGAACGAAAAAGCCTTTGAAAAAGATTACATCTATCGAGTCCGAGATAAACACATGGGGATCTCCGCGATTATTGGGAGTGCGTACCACAAGACTCTCATGTTCTTTTTTCAGCTTTATAAGGATGGAGAGATCGCCGATTACGATATCATGATGCAATGCGCCAAGGAGGAGCTAGAAATGATTGGGGCCGACAGATATAAGGCCACCGAGAAAAAAACGATTGAGCAACAAAAAGCGGAGGCATTTAAGTACCTTGCCGTTGCCGTTACGAATTTTATGCAAGAAAAGGATTGCTATCTGGACGAAATCAAGGAAATTATAATGATCGAAAAGCCGATCCACGAATTTATTGAGATCGATGGCCAAGATATTCCGCTCCCTATTAAAATGATCGCGGATATTGTCTTTATTAATAAGGACGGTTATTTATGTATATTGGATCACAAATCTAAAAAAATGTACACGAAAAAGGGCGAGATTGCCCTAAGGCTATCCTTGCAGTCCACCGCTTACGGAGCAGGGGCCAAGGCAATGATAGAGCGTCCTGAGTGGGCTAGCCTAATCAAGAAATACCCAAAAGCCAAGGAGGGCGTTAAGTTCTTTTACTATTACGAGAACAAATATACTAAAAACATGAACAAAGAGCGCCAGATTAAGCGCGTGGATATCGATATCAGCAAAACGAAAGAGATGTACGAAGCGATCTTGTTCGAAGGAGTGTGGAGGATGCTGAGTGCCGTACAGAATCCGGACTATATTTACCTAATGAATCCGAACGATTATTTTACCGACGGAGAGGAGATGATCGACTTTTGGGTAAAGACCCGGGTCGAAGGATTAGACGGATTCCCAAACCTCACACCAAACGCGAGAAAAATACTACAAAAGCGTCGATCGGATATCCGGCGCTCTAAAATATCCAATGTTCCGAAATCAGTCATCCGAGCTTTTAAAGAGCAACGTGGCTTTGTATCATCTAACTCTAAAGATATGGAAAATATGTCAACGGCCGAAAAGATCGAGCATCGCCTCTCTTGTTTCGGTGTACTTTGTAGCGTGGCCCACAGGGTCAGAGGTTACTCATGCGATACCTACTTATTAGAAATCGGGGCCGGCGTTAAAATGAGCGCAATTGCAGGCTACAAGATGGACATTGCGAACGCGGTAGGAGTCGCCGACGTGAGGATATCAAAAAACCTCGTAACGTATAAAGGCGTCTCCTACCTATCTATCGAAGTAAACAAGGAAAAGCGCAAATTTCTAACGATCGGAAATAGTGAGATTAAAAAAGGTGATTACTCAATACCGATCGGCCGAGATAATTTCGACAATCCTATACTTTGGGAAATGGGTAATCCATCCACTCCGCATTTACTTGTTGCCGGTGCAACTGGTTCCGGAAAGTCCGTCGCACTTAAAACGATCATTGAATCGGCTATAGTTAAGGGCGTACAGGTGTCAATCATCGATCCAAAATTTGAATTTGGTGAGTACAAGGGGCGGGCTAAAGTAGTAAGCGACCAAGGGAAAATCGAGGATTTTATTGAGAAAAAGGTGGAGGAAATGGATGCAATTTATAAAGCAAGCGGGGCCAACGGTACAGGGGCAAAGCAATTGATAATATTCGACGAGGCGAGTGACTGCCTTACTCGTCAGACAAAAATAAGAAAAACCGAGGAGATTATCGGCCCGAATAAAGATTATGATCCGTATATGGCTCGTGGGGAAGATTATAAAATACCAGAATTTAGGACAAAAATTGTAAAGGATGAGAACTTTAAAACCTTGGAGCAAAACATACTATTGCTCGCTCAAAAGGCTCGATCCGCAGGAATTCATATTGTGCTTTCCTCTCAGCGTTGGAGCGTGAAGGTGATGACCGGTGATGCCAAAGCTAACTTTTCAACTCGCTTATGCCTATTGGTTGCCTCCGGTGCTGACTCCAAGGTTATGTTAGACGAGGAGGGGGCCGAGAAATTAAGCGGAAAAGGAGACGCGCTATTTAGATCGCCGGAGATGCGTGAACCGGCTAGGATTCAATGTTTTATGTACTAATAACAAATTTAAAATGGAAAAATTTATACAAATTGCAACAAATTCAGAAATTTTATATGGATTAACAGAGGACGGCAGGTTATTTAGAACAATGGCAAGATCTGATGAAAAATTAGAATGGAAGGAGGTACAAGTGCCATATAGAGAAACTATTACAGCAGTGGAAGAACTACCCGAGTTAACTGAGTTAACTGACGAAGAATTAGATAATCTACCATTTTAAAATACAATTATGAGAAAAATTACCTTTCAAAAAAAATATTGGAAATTAAACGTACTCGGAAGCATGGAAGCAAAACTCCTCGACGTGCTTGATGTAAATTTGGAGGATTTATCAAAACATTTTATTTTCCATGATACGCTTTATGATAATGGTAGCGCTGGCGGTGGTAACTACAAATTACCAGATAAAGGGGAATACTTGTTATTAATTTTTGCCGGGGCCAATGGATTGTTCACCACCCTGAGGAGCGGAAGATGCAAAACTGATGTAGAATATTACCGGAGTGGAATCGGACAAACTTTTAAAATTAATTTTACAAACAAATGGTAAATCTTACAATGAAGGGGCGAATACTTTCAATTTTATCAGATGGACTTTGGCACGGTTGTAGTCACTTTGTCCACCTTGGTCTAAGTTATCGGAATCGTATAAATGAACTCAAGCGGGAAGGAGAGTTTATTAAAAAATGGAGCATAGAATCTAAAAGAGAGAACGGAGGCCCAACCTACCGATACCGGATGATTCCATTTAAATCAAAGGCGCCCAATTTGGAATCGGGCAAATCCGCCAATGAAGTAGATAAGGAAATAAGCGAGGAAAAAGAAAAAAATCTAACTCTATGTTAATGGACAAATTCAAGGGAAAAATCATAGAGGGAAGGTTTGCACCTGAAAATCCTTTAATGTGGGATCAACACATTCAAAAATTTGAGGGAAAAGAAATTGTCCGATCTGATAAAAAGTTTTTTCAGCGCCGTGATAAATCAATTCCACAATTGGGGTATTACTTCGGATATGTTTTGCCGAAATTGATGGAGCATTTTAATGGGCATACTAAGGACGAAATGCACATAGCAGTTAAGCAGTACATCCTTATAGTTAAGCGCGGGGTGACGCAGGAGCTACCATTCCCGCCGAGCATAGAGAGCTTTAGTACGATTGAATTTGAGGATTTCATGAGAGACATCCGTAAACATTTTAGTGCCGATCACGGCATTTTTATCAGCCTACCGAATCAGGTAGGATACGATTTTGAACTTTAATTATTTTTTAATTTTTCACTATGAAATTTAAATTTAAAAAACGCCTCCAATTAATGCTTATTGCTATAGTTTGGGGTGTGATTGTACATTTCAGCGCTAACGTTTTGATGCTCGTTGCATTGGTCGATATCGCGGTATATTTCGCCAATAACATTGAAATAATCAATGAATAAGCTAAAACCAATTATCGATAGATGTGACAGGATTACGGCATCGATCATTACAACTCGTGATCCATATTGCCGTTTAAAGCTCGAAGGTTGTACTGGCATAACAGATGACCCGATGCACGTCTTTGGACGCGGTAACCTATCTACACGTTGGAATCCTTGTGCTTTATTCGGTGGATGTAGATCGTGCCATGACTTCATAGACACTCATCCGGAGAAAAAGAAAGCAATATTTATGAGGATCATGGGGCGCAAAAGATACAATGCACTAAACCTAATCTCAAACTCGGTCTTGAAGTTATTGCCAAGCGATATTGAATCCATCTACAATGACTTGAAAGAACAGCTAAAATTAATTTAATATTTGAACCATGATTAAAGTACAACGTACCGGCGATATGTTTTTCCTATCATGCGATTGTGGAAATTCAAACGCAAAAAAATTCGGAAAATTCAATAAAACTGAGGTGAAGATTGATGAAAGAGGCCGGAAAAAAACCAGCCATAGGCTTGTTCATATTTGTAATGAGTGTAAAGCAACTGCCACCCCGGAAGATGTAAGAAAACGGCTTTCTGATTTGCATGAGGGCAAAAAAATTGACGATTCGCTCGAAATAACGGTACAATAAACAAGTATCATCTGACGAGGATACAGCGGGCGAGAATTTGGGCCGGCCTAGTCCGGCCTACCCGCACTAATCAAAATCAAATGAAAAACCACATCGAAATTGATGCGCCAAGAGAAAAAAAGCATGTTGATCCAGTCGACAGGGGTTTTAGGGTTATCGTGCATCCGCATAGAAAACAAGCCAAGCCGGTACAAAATTATTCTGATATCGAGGAGGAGGTGGAAAAAATGAAGGTTTTTATCAGGCGAATGAATAAGCACGGATACCACGGGCGGAGTTGTTTGGCTCTGGCGCAACCTCAAATAAACTCAGAAAATCCATTGAGATATTTTGTTGATATGAATGATATCGTCTTTATCAACCCGAAAATCATAGAAAAAGACAATCTTACTAAGGGTGGGGAGACATGCTTATCGTACCCCTTTCGCCAAAAGAAAAAGGTGCGAAGATATTTCAATTTAAAAGTAGAATATTTTGATAAGTCAATGAAGAAGCACACCAAGGATTTTGAGGGATTAGTATCAGCAATATTCCAACACGAGATCGATAATTTTAACGGGATATATATTTACGATTTATAAATGGATGAAAAAAAACCAAGACGAAAATATTCAGGTTTCGGGGGTGATATCCTGAGAATTGAATTGAGAGAAAAACAAAAGCCCGATTCAGATATAACTTTGAAATGCTCTAAATGCGGAAATACTCAGACGTTATCCGACTCTCTAAACGCATTCCAAAACAGCGGAATAAAGGTTGCATACTTCATCGAGTTAAGCACAAAATCGCTTGGTAAAGTCATTCGTGAGTCAGTCGAGATCATAGCTCTAATTTATAAGGGGTACTATAAGGTGAGGAGAAAGTATTTTGCAAAACGTAAATTTAATAAAAACACTAAACAAAATGACTAACATAATCAGCAATTGGAAGGAGATCTCGAAAGTGATCGAGGTTAATCAACGGGCTATCGACATGCTTGAAGTCCATGACCCATGGGACGTGGACAGGATTATCGGAATGGCACTCGAAGTTGCGCTCACCATAACGCCTAAATATTACCTTTGGTCGTGGTTTAGGCTTAATTTGTGGTTAAAGCGCATCGAAAAAGATCATAAAAAAAGAGGCTGTTGCGACTGGGGGCCTGTATTAAATAGATAAAATGTATTGCAATAAAACAAAATTCACATCTAAAAAAAAAGGCTTGCGAAGTAATAAATCACT